AAAGCAAAACACGGTTAGGTCTAAGAAAGTTAAGAATAAACCTAAAGTAGTGCGGAGCAAGGCTAAAGTAACCAAGGCTGATACTGATAAAGCAAAACGTGCCAAACAAATGAAACGTCTACAGCAGACCGGAAAGGCAGAAGATGCCGCAAGTCTGTTTGAAGATTTCGTAGAACTATAATAAAGGAGTCATTTTATGGCAATCGCAACAAATACTAGGACTACCTATAGTGCCGTTGGCATTAGGGAAGACCTAAGTAATATCATTTATAATATTAGCCCTATGGACACGCCGTTTATGTCCAGTGTGGGCAAAGGGTCGTGTGACAACACGTTATTTGAATGGCAGACTGATGAACTTACTGCCGCCGCCGCTAACCAGCAGATTGAAGGCAACGATAGTATGAGCGCACTTGCCGTTTCAGAGCCGCGCCGCTTGACGAATTATGCACAAATAAGTTACAAAGCAGTGCAAACGAGTGGGACGGCAGAAGCGGTGGATTTTGCGGGCCGCAAGTCATCTCAGGCTTACCAGTTAGCCAAACGCGCAAAAGAAATTAAGCGTGATATGGAAAAGATGCTACTGTCTGAAGACCTAAAAGTCGCTGGTGATGCAACTACCGCTCGTAAATCTGCGGCTGTTATGTCTTGGTTAGGCACTACATCTACTTCTACCTCCAATATTGTTGACGGCTCGGCTTCTCCTGTTGTCGGCATCGTGAATAATGGTGGTAGTTCTCCGGCAGTGGGTCCAGATGGAACGACTGTCGCAAGCCCTTCGGGTTCTGATGTAGTTCTGACGATGGCAATGATTAACCTCGCCATGGAGCGTTGCTTTACTAACGGTGGTGAACCTACCGATCTTATGTGTGATGCTTCCCTCAAGCAGAAAATTAGTTCGCTTGGTGGCTCGGTTATCGCTGATCTCAGAAAAGAAGCGCCGGGTGCGGCTCCTGCTACCGCTGTCAACGCCATTGATGTTCTGGTGACTGACTTTGGTACGCTGAAGATTGTACCTAGCCGTCTGTGTCTGTCTAATCAGTTGTATTTCTTTGACTATGATTTCTGGTCAATCGACTACCTGCGGCCTTTCCAGACCGAAACTCTTGCCAAGACTGGTGACAGCATTAAGCAGTTGATGATTGCTGAATACGGTCTTCGTGCGAAGAATGGTCTGGCTAATGCGGCAGTTATCGGAGTAAAAGACGCTTAATGATAAAATACAATAACACTCCTACGATTGTTGTTGAAGATAATGTGCTTTCACCTGATTTATGTGAACACATAATCAACCTTGCCGAAAATAAAGGGCTTGGTGATAATCTAATAAACCGTGATGGTAAGTATATCCAAGATAAAGTAAGAACCAGCAAAGGTGCTTTCTTTAATTACGGTGACAATAATGTGTTAGACGGTGTTATTGAAGCGTTGTCCGGTATGTGCGGTCTACCTCCTACCCGGTTGGAACCTCTGAGTATTCAAAGGTATCAGCCGGGTCAGGAGTATAAACCTCACTACGATGCGTTTCTTCCTGATGAAATGGAAGAGATGCCAGAATCTTCAAAGATAAAAGAAGGTGGGAATCGCTGTGCCACTATTGTTGCGTACTTAAATGATGTACAAGATGGTGGTGGTACAGTTTTTCCTGTTCTGGGACTTGCAATACAAGCAAAGCAGGGCAGGATTCTTATGTTTGGTAGCCTTGATGAAAACAAGGTTCCGCATCCTGCATCATTGCATATGGGACTACCTCCAGAAAACGGAGACAAGTGGATTATAACATTTTGGTTTCGGGAGAAAGATGTAATGGTAACTAAGAAAGAACTTAAAAAAGCATTAAAGGCTGAAAAATCTGTCAGCACTGACAAGAAGCCTGTAGATGCTAAACTTCATGCAAAGAATGTGCATAATAAATTTAAAAAAATTGCCGCAGATAGAGGTGAAATGCCGTTATGAGTTCATCGGGATGGAACTTCGACTCTCCAGATTCTCGTCCTTGGAAACTGGATATTAATCGTGACGGTACTGCGACAATTAATACTTACCAAGATGTACAGCCTATTATTGAAAGGAACAAACTTAACTTTAATAACTATGGCGACAAACTTACATTTGGTAAAGCGTCAGGAATGGGAACTGATGACGGAGTAACCGTAGCATCAATTCCTACTAATGTCTGGGAACAGTGGTGCAGAGAAACAGATGACGCAATCAAGAAAGATAACAAACTACTGGCAAAATATTTGAATGATCCTGATAACAAATATTTCAGGACTACACCTACGAGGATTTAATCATGTGGTTATATCAACCTACGTTTTCAGGCAACAATCAGAAGCCTATTATTAACAACTCTGTCTGGTTTAAGAGCAAGAATAGTTAATGGCTATTAATTCGTACTCAACTCTTCAGACGGCTGTGGCTAACTGGTTGGACAGAGATGATCTGTCTGACCGGATACCGGAGTTTATTGCACTGAACGAGGCTGTGTTTAATAGAGTATTGCGTCTTAGGGCGATGGAGAACATTACGACTTCTGCTACAGTGTCGGGAACAAAATCGTATGATCTACCTACTGGATATGTCCAGATGCGGGAAATACATTTAGATACAAGCCCGATTACCTCTGTTCAGTACATGACTCCAGAGATGTTGTATAGGATTTGGGCGGGTAGTTCTTCTGGTAAGCCAAGTGCGTACAGTATTATTGGCGACAAGATTTATTTTGGACCTACCCCAGACAGCGCATACGACTATGTAATGACCTATTATAAAAAGTTTGACTCTCTTAGTGACAGCACTACAACTAATTGGATTATACTTAACGCACCTGACGTTTATTTATACGGAACCCTATTACAAGCCGAACCATTCCTTATGAACGACCAACGTATCCCAATATGGGAGCGAGGATTGAGACAGGCTATTGCTGATTTACAGGAGCAGGATGACAAAGATAGGCATTCTGGCTCTGAATTAAGGGTGATGAACACCTCTGGATATTATTAGGATATAAATTATGGGTATTGAGTCTGGAAATTATATAACAAATCTAAATAGCGCAAATCCGCTATCCAGCGATAATGTAAGTGAAGGCGATGACCATTTACGCTTGCTTAAAAACGTATTAAAGAAAACTTTTCCAGCAGGTACAAATGATGCGGGACCGGATCAGGCTGTTCAAGTTATCGTTGCTAAGTCTTCAGCGCCTACTATTAGCGGTAGTGCTACGCAGTCTACGGGTATGGTGTGGCTAGACACTACAAACAACCTATTAAAGATTAGAAACCAAGCAAACGATGCTTGGGTTACTCTGGCTATTGATCCAGAGACAAGTAACAGTGTAGATATTGACGCAGGAACTATTGACGGAACTACCATTGGCGCAACTACAGCGTCTACAGGTAAGTTCAGTTCTGTAAACATTGCGGCAGATGGAGCCACAGTAACAGGAATTAAAGATGAAGATGATATGTCGTCCGATTCGGATGTTAAACTTGCTACTCAACAGTCGATCAAGGCGTATGTTGATACCCAAGTTACAGCACAGGATTTGGACCTCATCTCTGATAGCGGCACTATCGACGTTGATCTTGATTCAGAAAGCCTTACTGTTTCAGGCGGTGAAGGTATTGATACTTCAGCGACAGGTACGACACTTACAATCGCGGCAGAAGACGCCACATCGGCAAACAAAGGTGTAGCCTCATTCTCTACTGATAACTTCTTAGTATCCTCTGGTGCGGTAACAATTAAAGATGAAGGCGTTGCTAATGCTGAGTTAGCGCATATGGCGGCTAACACTGTTAAAGTACGAGATGATAATTCTATCGGTGATCCTTCAGACAAGGTTGTAGGTAATGGCGAGATTCTTATCGGTGATGGAACTGGCTTCACAGCCGCCGCTCCTTCCGGTGACGTATCTATGACCAACGCTGGTGTGGTAACAGTGGACTCCATACAAGGAACCTCTGTGACTTCTACCGCACCTACAAATGACCAGTATATGAAGTATTCATCTGCCTCCTCTGAATGGCAGATGGTATCCATTGTTGGTGACGATAAACTCACCACCAAGGGCGATCTACTCGTATACAACACGGTAGACTCTGAGACTAGACTTCCAGTAGGAGTTAATGGATTAGTTCTAACAGCCGACTCTACCGCAACTAACGGAGTGGATTGGGCCGCTGTTTCTGCGGCAGACGGTTCTATAACTAATGCTAAACTTGCTGATATGGCGGCAAACACCGTCAAAGTAAGGGACGCAAATTCAAGTGGTGTTCCATCTGATAAAGCATTAGCATCAACAGAAATCCTTATAGGAGATGGCACAGGATTTACAGCCGCTTCTCTTAGCGGTGACGTTACGATGGCTAACACTGGCGCAGTAACTATTGCTAACAGTGCTGTAGAAGATGCTATGGTAGCCACAGGTATAGATGCCGCTAAACTTGCAGACGGTACTGTATCTAATGCAGAATTACAGTACATTAATTCTCTTAGTTCTAACGCTCAAACGCAGATTGACGCTAAAGCCGCAGTCGGTACTGCTAATACATGGACAGCAGGACAGCGCGGAGAGATTACTTCACTCACATCAGCCACCACGATCACAATCGACATGGCTGACAGCAATAACTTCTCCTGCACCCTTGCCCACAATGCGACCTTTGCGAATCCGTCTAACCTCACCGCAGGGCAGAGCGGTTCTATCTTCCTGACGCAGGACGGCACAGGATCGCGCACCGCCTCTTGGGGAACTGATTGGGATTTCGCGGGAGGTACAGCACCCACTCTTACTACAACAGCATCAGCAGTAGATCGTGTCGATTACGTTGTGCTTGATTCTTCCAACATCCACGCAGTCGCTACGCTGAATCTAAGTTAATGCCAATCGGTAACAACATACTCGCTGGCGCATCTGGTCAGGCGACTGGCTACGACATAGACCA